TTTAGAAAACGAACTCAATAAAATAAAATTGCAGATTCAATAACAGGAGAAAACAATGAGCAATATTAAAAAATCTAAAAGTTGGATTAATGAATTGAAATTCAAATTAGTTCAAGTAGAAAAAACAAATTCATTTGATTCTTATAATATTAATGGTGGCATAGTTTCTTTTGCAGAAGCAAGAGGTTTAGATATTTATAAATTTGATGAACTTTATCAAGGCAAGATTAAAGAATATGCAAACTTTAAATTAGATGATGGTTATAGACTTGCTAATCCTATTACAGGAGAAATGCAAAAGTTTGAATTAAGTCATCAAGAATTTATAAAA